CGCTTCCGTATGAAACCTTATGATATTCTTCATATGATTTTTGCAAATTATTTAATATTTCAACTGTTTCTGATTCGGTTGGCTCCTTTAAAATAATTTTTTGAAATCTCCTAACTAACGCACCATCTTTTTCAATATGTTTTTTGAATTCATCAAAAGTTGTTGCACCTATACATTGAATTTCACCTCTAGCTAATGCTGGTTTTAGAATATTTGCGGCATCCATTGATCCACTAGCATTACCAGCGCCAACCATTGTGTGTAATTCATCGATAAACACAACAACGTCTGGATTGTCTTGTAATTCATGTAATATAGCTTTTATTCTTTCTTCAAATTGCCCCCGATATTTTGTACCTGCAACTAGTGATGTTAAATCTAATGATACTATTCGTTTGTCAAGTAAATTTGAAGGGCAGTCGCCTTTTGATATCATCAATGCTAGTTTTTCAACTAACGCTGATTTACCCACACCGGCGTCACCAACAATAACCGCGTTGTTTTTCTTTTTTCTTGAAAGAATCTGCGCAATTCTTTTCACTTCCTTGTCTCTACCAACTATAGGGTCAATTTTACCTTCTTGAGCTAGCTTAATAAGGTCTCTAGAAAAATTATCAAGAATTGGTGTTCCTGAAGTGCTTTTCCTGTTTTTGGGGTTTGTTCTTTGATTCTCCTCGTATTCGAAGTCTACTGGCATAACATTTTGATTTATAAACAAACATACGGATTTTTTTTCATAAAAAAAAACTTAGTAATTGACAAAATGTCTAATTGTTTTAAAAAAATATGACTAAATGTCATAACATGTTTGTTGGCAAAAAAATTGTTAATATCAAATAAAAATTTATAAAACTATGATTACATTATTTAGAGATCCGTTTTTTGATGTTGTGGATAGAGTCTTTGATAGTGCTCACCCAACACTAAGCCCAAAATCAACTATTCGCAAAAATGAAAGCGAGTATAAAGTTTTCTTGTCTGTTCCTGGTTTAACAAAGGATGACCTAAAAATTTCAACAAAAGATGGTGTATTGAGAATTTCTTTTGAAAAAGAAGAGAAAGATGAAAAAACACATTTTGTTGAAAGCTTTGTGAAAAACTATACCATTCCTGATGATGTTAAGGAGAAAGATATCATTGGAAAAGTTGAAAATGGTATTTTAGAATTAACATTACCGATAGACAAGAAAAAGTCTTTAGAAAGGTTGATTTCACTTAATTAACATTTATTGTGTTTATTTTAAAGCCTCGTTAATCGGGGCTTTTTTTTTATTTTTAAAACTCGTATATTTTAATAAAAAGAGACTATGGGAATTATATCAGAAAAAATTGATGGGAAGTTAATTCATGTTGATATCAAGTCAACAAATATTAAATCCGCAACTTATAACACGGAAACGTCTTTATTGACTATTGTGTTTAATAATGGGAGTATTTATGAATATGAGGGCGTGCCCTGGGAGCTTTTCACGAAATTTAGAATGAGTGATTCTCAAGGTTCGTTTTTAAATTCAAACATTAAAACAAAATATAGTTTTAAAAAAATTAGTTAATGGCCAACTTGATAGACGAACTTTTAGAATTATCTGATCCTGAGGTAGATAAAAAAATCATTAGATCTTTTCAGATTAAGGATCATTTGTGTCCACTTATATTTGACATGGGGGCTAATGGTTCATATACAATGAAGAAAGAAATTGTTGATAGACTATTAGAAATAACAGATAATTTTATTGATTTTGCTGGGGTGGACTTCTTTATTCATGATGTTATATTAACTGGTTCATTAGCTAATTACAATTGGTCCGAATATTCTGATGTTGATTTACATATTTTAGTTGATATGGATGAGTTAAATGAAGGAGATAAAACTAGTTCATCAATACTAAATGATATTGTAAAAGAGTTTTTTGACTCTAAAAAAGGGTTGTGGAACGAACAAAATGATATAAAAATAAAAGGGTTTGATGTTGAGATATATGTACAGGATATTGATGAAGAGCACTCATCTACTGGCGTTTATTCAATATTAAATAATGAATGGATTGTAGAACCCTCGGTAAAAAAGGAAAACATCGATACTAATCAAATTTTAAATAAAGGGGAGTACTTTGCAAAAAAAATCGACGCATTAATTAATAATTTTAATTCGGGAGAAGACGTTACTAAACAAATATTAGGCTTAAGAGATAAACTTAAAAAGTTTAGAAAGAGTGGTTTAACAAGTGGTGGGGAGTATTCATATGAAAATTTAACATTCAAGTTATTGAGAAGAAATGGTTACATTGAAAAATTAATGGACCTGAAAAAGGATGTCTCTAACAAAAAATTATCCCTCCCATAATTGCTAACTGTATTTTTTTCCTTTTATTTAATATTTATTGATTAAGAATAAGCTTATTTTAATATTAATACAATGGGAGATTTAAAACCTGTAGGTAGTGAAAAGCTGCAAGGAGACGATAAGATCAAAAGAATCCTTGAATTGGCTTACTACAATCAAAAATCATCTAATTCAAATCAGAGTAAAACTGCTGAATTGGTAAAAGAAAGTTCTAACGGCGTTTATGGCATCGTTAGAGAAAAAGATGGTTATTATGTAAAAAAGGGTCTAAACGAACAAACACTAGATTATATTGGTGGTTTGTTTATGAAAAATAAAAATAGATTCACATCTTATGCTGAAGCGTTAAAAAGACTTGAGTTGTTAAAATCTCAAGAATTAAACGAAGAAGTAACGAAGTATGTTTTAAAAGCAAACAAACCTAAAGAAGAAGCTTCGCTTCCACAAGACGCTGTTAATGATATACCAGCGGCATTACCATCATCAAATGAACCAGAACCAAGTGCTGAACCAGCACCTGAAATGTCATCAGATGAGCCAGCAGCGGCACCAGAGTCTGATCCAGCAATGTCTCCTGAAGAAGGTAAGAGATCAGATTATATGGCTGAAATACAAAAATTTGCAGGTAAGCTTGGTCAAGAATTAAGAGACCAACAACCGAAAATGGAAAGTGACGATATTAAGTATGTTTTAAACATGGTTATATCTGCTGTTGATCTTGACAAATTGGAAGATGACGATATCGAGGAAATCGGTAAAAAGTTTGAAAGAGATGAAGAAGCTGGAGCCGAACCAGCGCCAAGTGAAGAACCAGCCCCTGAAGAAGAGCCAGAACCAGAAGAAGAACCAGCACCAGCACCAGAAGATGATTTAGCTGAAAGAATTTCTAAATTAGAAGAATTGATTAATTCTAAAATTGGAGGCGAAGAACAAGAAGAACAAGATTTAGGTGAATTCATGGTATTTGGTACCGATGGTGAGGATGATAAAGAACCAGAGGTTGAGGAAATCAACATGGATATCACCCCAGAATTAAAAGAAATAAACGAAAGTATTAATACAACATTAAGCAAATACTTTGAATAATGTATCTACTCTATATCAATGAACTGGGTCAAGATTATAAAGGCCAGAGACAATACGAATTTATCTTTGGTAATGATCCAGACACATTGGTTGAAGAGTGGTTTATAATCCCGTCTGCAGGTAGAGCGATACCACCGGAAGTTGATAGTATAGATCTAGTTGGGTTGTTAAAAAATTCTGATTTAAAACTTGAACTAGTGCAAAATTCTGACTATTTTGGTGTAATCGACGCTGTTGATGGGATTGTTGCTTTAGGGTGGGAAGTTTTTGATATGGAAGCGGAAGAGAGGCCAATAAGACTCTCTTTTCATTTTGCTGAAGAATTAGAAAGTGTTACTACCAAATTAGCAACAAAGGGGCTTAGATTAATTAACGAAGAAATAAATTTTAAATTAAAATGAATAGAGCTCAATTAATAGAAAAACTAATGTCTGAAGGATTTACAGAAAAAACATTAGTTAAATTTAATGATATCCAATTAGAGAAATTTGCTAATAAAGTTTTGAAAGAAGCTCAAACAGTTACAACAACAAAAACTGTTTATAATAGTAAAGATCCAAAAGATGTTGCCACATTGAATAGCATACTAAAAGATCCAAAAGTTGATAAAACAAAAATTGAAGTTAAGGAAGATGAGGTTATACCAGTTTCAAAATTAAAAGCAAAAGCAAAGAAAAAGGCTATTCAAAAAAAACTTAATTTAAAAAATTTAAACGAGTTTGTTGAAAACACAGTTGAAACAACTTATCATAGTTTGGTAACAAAAGGCGACATGGTTTCTTTAATTAAAGAAAAACTAAATGAATCTGATGTTGAATTATCTGAGAAGAATGTACCAAGAATTCCTGAATTTATGAGTTTTGATAGTATTATTAGTGCGGGTGAAAAAGAAGCGCCAGAAAAAGATGCACCAGGAATTGATGCTCCACCAAAAGAAACCCCTGATGTAGATAGACCTGAAAGAGATCCTAGAAGGGCTCCTTTTAGAAATCCTAATGAAGAACCTGCTGTAGACCCAAGACCAAAAGCTAAAACTAAAAAATTGAATTCAATGCCAATGGCAGCTGAATAATTAGACTATGAAAATTACTAAAAAAGAGTTATTATTAAGATTGAAAGAAAATCTTAATGAAATGCCAATGACTTTTGATTCGGCTGATAGGCCACATCCTGATATTCAACGTGATTTACAAACTAGAGAACATCCTTTTAAAAAGGTAAATTTTCCACAGAGTGTTAATGAACCACATTCAAATTTTGAAGAACTTCTAGCTTCAGAAAGATATAAACAAATTGTTGCTAATGTAAGAAGATACACGGGATTACCACCACTTTCTTCTGGAAATGCTCAGAGTATTTTAAACACAATGATGGAAGTTTCATATAGAATTTATAATATTGAGCTGAGACATAGAGGGGAATTGGAAAATTTAGCGATAGAATTAGTAATGAAGGAACTTGGGGTTGAAGAAGGTGATATAGTTTATGAAGCGTCAATCGATAGACCTGATGAAGAAGGGTTTGAAAATAAAAACCCTGATGAGATGGAACCAGAAGAAATCGAACTAGATAAAGAAATATTAGATGATGTTGAGGACCTTACATTAGAAAGAGCGAAAAGAAGAATGATCAATGCTATGATGGCGGGAGCATCATCAAAAGGTCATTACATGTATAATTACGCAAACGAACGATTAATTGAAATTACAGGTGAAAGAAATATCGCCGCTTTATATGGAACACTTATGTCTTCATCAGAAGCGATGTTATGGCAAAGAGGTAACTATCAACTTGGTTTAAGTGGCGGTGGTGGCACACCTATGGCGGGAGGCAAGGAAAGAATTTTTCCAAACGAAACGCCGCCAAGAGTTGTTGCAACTGCAATTAGTTTTCCTATTTTAGTACACGAATTAATGAAAGGAACGTATGAAGTAATTGCAGCATTACATGGGCAACCTAAAGATAAAGAAATTGCATCAAAGGTAATTGAACTTGAAGACACGTTACAACAAGAAATTTGGGATTTTAGATTGGGCCCAGCTATATGGGACATTATAAAAAATGCTTTTCCTGAAGAAATCATAACAGACGAGGATAAAGTTGGTATGCAATTAATTTTATTTCAAAAAATCGTTGCTAAACCAGCTAAAGAATTTTTAGTATTCTTAAAAGAAGTTTTATCTGGATCTGAAAATGGAAAAAGATTGATGGGTTTGCTTTATCAAATGATAAATGGTGAGATCAATGATTATGACTATAGACAATCAATGAAACAATTTGATGATGAATTAAATAAAACATCAGATAATACCGATACAGATGATTTATTAGGATTTCTAGGTGATTTAGGTATTGATTTACCAAGCTAATAAAAAAATCTAAATTAACTTAAAGGTGTCGAATTCGACACCTTTTGTATTTATATATATGAACAACAAAATTGAACAATTAAAAGAATATGCACGTGTAATGAAAGATACACCTTACGCGCTTAAAACGTATCTTCAAACATATGACAACACACAAAAGAAATTTGTACCTCTAGAGTTGTTTCCAGATCAAATACAATTACTAAACGATTACGAACAATTTAATGAAAATATCACAAGAAAATATAGACAAGCTGGTGTATCTACTGTTACTGCTGCTTGGATTTCTAAGAAATTACAATTAGCAAAACCAGAAAACCCCGAAAGAGTGTTGATTATTGCGAATAAAAGAGATACCGCAATAGAAATGGCTAATAAAGTGAGAATGTTTTTGGATCAGTGGCCAGATTGGATTAATGTTGGGTTTCATCCTGATAAAAACTCTGAAAGTAGATTTAGATTAAATAATGGTTGTGAGGTTAAAGCTGTTGCTACATCATCAGATGCGTTACGTGGTTACACACCAACCATATTAGTTTTTGATGAGGCCGCATATATTGAAGCTGGTGAAGACTTTTGGGCAGCATCTATGGCATCGTTATCAACCGGAGGTAAAATCATATTAATTTCAACACCAAACGGTTATGACCCAATATATTACGGTGTTTATGAACAAGCTATTAGAGGTATTAATGATTTTCATATAACGGATTTAAGATGGTTCAAAGACCCAAGATATACAAAAGATTTAGCTTGGTTAAAAGTAGATGATATTGTTCATTATATGTTGAATAGGGAACAATATAATGATGAGGAAATCACACTTAATGATCCGGACTATGATCTAATGAAATATCAAGAATATATGGACCAGGGTTATAAACCATATTCAAGTTGGTTTGAATCTATGTCTAAAAAATTCAAGTATGATAAAAGAAAAATTGCACAAGAATTAGAGTGTGACTTCTTGGGATCTGGTGACAGCGTTATTCCTTCTGAAACAATGGAAAGAATTGCTAAAACAATGGTTAAACCTCCCAAGGAAAAATACATGCAAGGTACATTATGGCAATGGAAAGATCCAGAAGAGGGGCATAGATATATTATGGGGGTGGATGTTAGCAGAGGTGATAGTGATGACTTTTCTTCCATTAATATTATTGACTTTGATTCAAGGGAGCAGGTGTTAGAATATATTGGGAAGATACCACCTGATGATTTAGCATCAGTTGCATACAAGTGGGGTATTCTTTATAACGCGTTCATTGTTATTGATATAACAGGAGGAATGGGTGTAGCAACATCAAGGAAGTTGCAGGAGATGAATTATAGGGATTTGTTTATTGATGGGTTTAACACAAAGAATATGTGGGAATACAATCATAAAGCGTTGGAAAAAATACCTGGTATAAACTTTAATAACAAAAGAACTCAAATAGTTGCTTGTTTTGAAGAACAATTAAGACACGATTTTATAATCAGGTCACACAGGTTACTAAATGAACTTAATACATTCGTTTATATTAATGGTAAACCAAATCACATGAAAGGAGCTCATGATGACGCGATTATGAGTATTGCTATTGCAATGTACGCCGGTGACATATCATTTACACAACTTAAAAGAAACGAACAACAGAATAAAGCTATGCTTGAATCTTGGGTGATGTCAGAAAGAACATATGAAGCACCGCAGAGTAACGTATATTCTTATGGCACTTCTTTTGATCAAGTAGGGATGATGCAAATAGATAGTTCACCATATGCCAAGTCATCTACATCCAATGTACCCGCTAAAGAACAATATAATCAATATTCATGGTTGTTTGGTGGCAAAAAAAGGGTTGATTAATCCTTAAATTTTAATTAGATTAAATAGAATAGTATTTATATAGTATGGCGAATCAAGACTTGACCATTTATCAGAGGTTAACCAAAGTATTTGGGTTTCAAAACAAAGGGGATCAAAATCCACCTTCCTTTAATTTTTCAAGAGAAGAGTTATTAAAAACGGATGATCCAGTTGAATTTGAAAAGGCGAAACTGCAAGCGCAGCAATCGCAATTTCTTTTTGATAAATGGACTAAATTAGATAATTCATTATATAATCAGTCTGTTTATTACGAACCAAATAGATTGGCAGCGTATTATGATTTTGAGTCGATGGAATTTACTCCTGAGATATCAGCCGCTTTGGATATATATTCTGAAGAGTCTACAACAATATCAGAAAAAGGGACTATCTTAAGCGTTTATTCAGAATCTACGCGAGTAAAAAATATTTTAACAGATTTATTTGAAAATAGGTTGGATATAAACACCAATCTTCAAATGTGGGCTAGAAACTTATGTAAGTATGGTGATAACTTTGTTTACTTAAAAAGTGATCCAGAAAAGGGGGTTGTTGGTTGTCAGCAATTACCAAATATTGAAATTGAAAGATGGGAGGGAGCTCAAACAAGAACACCTAATCAAGGTGAAATTAGAATGCCAATTCGTGAATTGCGTTTTACATGGAAAAACAAAGACATGGAATTTCAATCATGGGAAGTAGCTCATTTTAGATTATTAGGAGATGATAGAAAACTTCCTTATGGTACATCAATGTTAGATAAAGTTAGAAGAATTTGGAAACAATTACTTTTAGCTGAAGATGCTATGTTGATTTATAGAACATCAAGAGCGCCCGAAAGAAGAGTGTTTAAGGTGTTTGTTGGTAACATGGATGATAAAGATATTGAAGCATATGTACAACGTGTTGCAAGTAAATTCAAAAGAGACACTGTTGTTGACCAAAGAAATGGTCAAGTCGATATGAGATATAATCAGATGGCTATTGATC